AACTTTTTCTTCTTCAACTGTTTCAACTTCTTCAACTTTTTCTTCTTCAACATTATCAGCAACTTCTTCATCAGATTTTTCTTCTTCTGATTCTTCTACTTCAAGCGAATCTTCAATTGATTTTGAAAGTGCGTATGGGTTCATCGGAACTGAAACAACACTGATTTCATATAGTTCAAGGTCTTTGATGATGTTTGTCATATCGTATGTTCAATCTGGAAGTTCACGAACATCTGTTTCATAATCTTTGATTGAATATCAGATTGAGAATGCACGAAGCACTCAATTTTTTATCAAATCAATCACTCAATCAGTGTTCTGTGAAATTTTCGCTTTGATAAACAATCAATTGTCATCAATATCAGCTTCTTCAACTATTCCGATTGGCTTGTCTGTTTTGTGTTGAAGCAAGACAATTGGGTTTGTCATATATCTTTCAAGTGCTGATTGAAAAGCTTTCGGCTCGACGATATCTCATCATCTGTCTTTGTCTTTCGTTGAAGCATATCACGAAATTTCAACTGCTCAATCTTCCAAAGCTTGAACAGATTTTGTTTCTCGCAGTGATTGGAAGTATCACTTTTCTTTCACGAGTTTGAATTTCTTCATCTTTCTTTTATAAAATATAAATCGATTATTTTTTTCTTCTATACAACATCGTGCAACGACAATTCGGTCATCACGGTGCAATATCTACTCACACACTTGAATATATGTGTGAAAGATTCACTCGTCATTCTTCTTCACATTCACGATGTTCTGGTCTCACTCTTGAATCGTGGCACGTTTCTCGTTTCTTCTCCATTTCAATTCATACATCACTCAATTGTTTGATTGGCTGATAGTTTCAATATTCGTATGCTTTTCACATCTCACTCACTGCAATCGTATTCGCACGTCATTTTCAGAACAACACTTCACTTTTTGATTCAATCTGTTTCGCAACTTCATCAACTGTCAAATGATTATCTATTCAATTTTTCAGTATCTGAATCACATCGTGCTTTGTTGTGAAACTGATTGCTCATTTATAATTCGACAACTGTAATTCTCATCGCTTGTTCGCATAATTATCAATCGTGTCATAATAGTATCTGAATCAATTTTCTATCAACAAAGGCTCAAACAGTCTGAAACTTCTCTTGTATCACTTTTCAACAGCTTTCTTGATTTGTGGCTTCATATCTTCCAGCAAATCATCAACTCACATCTCTTTTCGAAATCATCACAACGGCTCATTGTTTTCAACATCATATCGGTCTTTCTTGTCTGGGTATAGATGAACGTGTTCATTGTTCAGATTGTTTCGTGTGATTTCGATGTTCAATTTGTAGTTCTCATACAAATCTTTCACGTTGTTTTGCAAGAATTCACTTTGTCTCTTGAACGACTTTTCAATGATTGTTCTGATTTTCAGTTCTCTTTTGAGAAGTCTTCTATAATCTGCTGAAACGCTCATTGATTATGTTTCGTCAGAATATAAAATTGGGTCCAGTGCAATATCTTCAAGCAATACAACGTTTCTTGAAACAAGCAATTTGTCAGCGTTTTCATCTGGCAATGCTTCAAATCATCTTTCAATTCTCGCTTCATTGATTGTCATTATTCAGCTTGCAACATCTTTTCTCAATCAGTCCATTCGTTCTTGTGTTTCTTCAAGTTGTTCTCAATCAGCTTTGATTCGTAATTTTGCGAATAAATCTGGTCTGAACATTTCAAGCAATTTGTTCAATATATGTTCGAAATCGCTTTCAAGTGGTCTCAATGTTCACTCGATGAATTCTTTTCTTTGATTCGTTCAGTTGTTGTAATTCACTGTTTCTGTATATCACAAGATTGTCTTCGGAACTCCAAACACAGCTGAAATCTTTTCTGTTGTCAGATGTCTTTGATTGATGAATTCCATATCACGTGGTGTCAATGATATTGTTTTGATGTCTTTCACTCATCAAGCAACCATTGTCTTGTGTTGATTATTGCTTCATTTGAATTGTGCTTCAAATTGGTCTTTTGCATTCTGCATTTCTTCATTTGATAGATTGTCATCAAGAAGAAGCAATGCTGACGGAATCGCTGAATTCTTATAGAATGAATAGTTTGTTTTCTGTGCTTCAAGGTCTGAAAGTGCGTCATATACACATCAGTTCAATACTCACATTCAATCAACTTGTGAATTCACTGAATCTTCTCGTTTGAAGAATGCAAGTTCATTCGGTGCGTATGTTTGAATCTTTCATTGACTTTGAACTGTGAACTTTGTGATGAATCAATATACATCAACAGTCTTTGAAACAAGTCTTGAATCGATGATGTCAAATCAAATTGCTTGTCATCATTCATTCTTGATTGGTGCAATATATAATTCTCACGAAAGCATATAGTTTCTGTATAGGTCTTTTTTTCGTTTCAAGAAAGTTGGTGCTTTGAACAAATCAGCAACTTCATCAGTGATGATGTTGTTTTCTATTGTCTTTCTCTGATTATCTTGTAAGTATATTCAATTTCTTGCAACTCAATTCGCAATCTTCTGAATTGCTTGACGAACATCTCAATTGTATTCATACAGCATATAGTATGTATTCAAATCAAGAGAATATTCGTTTCTCAATAGTGAAGAAAGGCTTTGAAGATTATTCGAAAAAGATTTTGTTCTGATTCAAAGCGTTTTTGAAACTAAACTTTTGATTTTTTCTGCGAATCACATTCAGACGTCTTGTGATATAAATATCATTGTGTGCATTATAATCACGAACTATGAATGCACAAAACATTTCGAAAAAAAGTAGGTTTTCACCTACTTCTCTTTTGATTCGTTCAGTTTGAAATCAACTGTCGGAATGTTCTCGATTTTCACTTCAATGATTGAAAAGCAATCTGGCAATTCAATCTTTGCTGGAAGCTTGAAATCATATCAACACTTTTCTTTTGCTTCTGTCATCATATCAACATATCGATTGTATGTTTCAACGATTTTCACGAACTTGTCTTGAAACTCATTCGCATTCTTCACACAATCACGCAATCAGTTCAAGCATTGTGCAAGATAGTTGAATTGTTTATCGATTGAAAGTGTTTCTTCAAGATGTCTGTCTTCTTCAATCTTGAAATTGAATTCATCGATTTTTGTGTAAGTTCTTTCTGACATTTTGTCTAATAATTAAGAATAAAAATATCTCAAACTATTCTTTCTTGCGTTCTTCAAGTGCATTTGCTCTTGATTCAGCATATTCGAATAGATTTGGGTCAAGTTTGTCTTTTTTCTTCTGAATGTATTTTCGAAACTCAAACATCGTGATTTCTGTCGTGAATCTTTCTTCTTCTCAATCTTTGTTGATTTCATTCAGAAACATCATCATCATTCTTTCACAAACAACGACTTCATAAGCTTCGGCTTTTTGAACTGGTGAATATCGTTCAGATTTTCTTCTCATCTTTTTCTAAAATGAAGAAATAAAAAAGCTCTTGTTTTGTTGTTGCATTGCGAGAAGCATTGCGTCGATTCTGTCATCGTGTTCTCAATTTGGGAATGAAAGCAATTGCTCAATCAATACATCATTTCAATATCACGGTGCGAAATACACTTTCTTGTCTTCGAACAGCACTTGTTTTTCAAGAAGTCTGGTCGTTTTGTCTTTGATTGTTCTGTATTCTTGAACGGCCATTCACAAGCGTTTGAACACATTCTTCAACACTGCTTGATAAGCAACTGTTTCAACAATCACTCTTTTCGCTTTGTATCTTTCATAATTCTGAAACACAACATTCGCAGAAGCTCAAATGTCTTTCTCTTTTCAGTTCAATCAGATTGATTCAAGATTGAAAATTTTATCTCATTTGAATCACGTGATATTGATTGCATATTCATCGCTTCACTCTTTTTCACTCACAGCTGGGTCAACTCAAATCTGAATGAAATCGAATTCATATCATCTGCAATTTTCATCATACTGAATCATATCTCTTGTGATGATGTGCTGTCAAAGAACATAAGGAATCAGCATATAGTTCTGATTGAATGATATGCTTCAAAGTCTGCGTCTTTCTGTTTCAAGTGATGTGTATTTTCTGTTTGAATCTCTGATTCATTCATTCAACTTTTCAGCTTCTTTGTCTGTTTCAACGAATCTGTTTCGAACAATATGATTGTCTTTGTCATATATCGGAATTCTGATTGTGATTCGATTCTTGTCTTTTGCGATGTGTTCACGAAAGCGTGGCACAAGTCAATCTTCATAGATTGTATTTCAAAGAAATATCATCTGTGTTGCATTCGTTGTTCATCAAAGAACTTCATTCAATAAGAATTCAAAGTTCTTGTCGATTTTCTTTTTTGAATCTGTGCTGTTGATTGTATCTACATCATCAAATATCAATAAATCTGGTCTGAATTTTCAATCTGGTGCTGTATAGTTTTTTCATCTCGGTGATGTTCACAAACTCATTGCTCTGACATAGCAATCATTCTCTGTGATGAATTTATCAATACGCTTGATTTTCTTCTGTCATCATCTGATTGCATATTCTGGGTAGTATAAGTTTCAATAATCACGCACGAATCTTTCTCATCAGTCTGTGTCTCAAATGAAACTGTTTGCAATATAAGTCAGATTTTCTTCTGCATTGTCGATTGTCTGTGCGTATCGCATAATGTTTCTTTTTTTCTTGTA